ATCCGACGCCGCCTGCTCGGCGATCGCCGCCAGCACCGGGTCGGCGGCCTCAGCGGCGAAGTACGCCCGCTCCTTAGCCTTGCGCGCCTCGGACCAGCCGAGCTCGTCCCAGTAGCCCTCGCGGGACAGCACGCCGGCCGCACGACGTTTGGCGAGTGCGTCCTCGCGCTGCGAGACGGTCGGGGTGGCCGGGTCGAACCAGTCGACGCGGACCCGGTTGCCCTCGGTCCACTCGCCCGTAGCGAACCGGAGCGCCAGGGCTCCGACCCATCCGAGCGTGGTGCCGACCTCGACGTTCTCCGACTCGATCCGGGTCACCATCTGCGCCTCGTCGGCGTGCATGGCACCTTCGGCCGGCGGGTTCGTGGTCTGAACGCCGAAGTAGCGAGCGGGGAACCCGGTCTGGATCGATGCCTGCGTGCCGTACATCCGCACCGCGCGCTCGAAGTTGTCGACGTCCGCGCCGGAGAGCTGGCCGACCTTGGCGTTCGGGTTCGACAGGGTGTGGACGGCGTCGAAGTACGCCTCCCACTGTGAGACGGGGGTGCCGTCCTCCTTGACGAACTCGCCCTTCTCCACGCCGGTCATGTACTTACGCGGGGAGCCGTGCGCCTCGATGACGAACTGCAGGTTCGTGAAGGTCCGCGCTGCGGCGTCCGCCCACGGAATGATGTCGGTGAGCTGCGACTCGCCCACCCAGGAGCCGGGCATACGGCGGTTCAGGTGGGTGACGACCGGAACGGCGCCGAGGTTGTGCTCGTCTCGGTCGGCCTCGCGCCAGCGACCGTCGCCGCCGCGCTCGACCCACACGGTCGAGTTGGGCTGGTACAGCGTGACGTTCGTCGGCTTCTGCCCGTTCTCGTCCTCGCCGTAGAACCGGGCTGCGGCAGTGACGACCTCGCGCCGGATGTCGACCAGCGCCGTCATCTCCTGCGGAGACTCCACCCGGACCAGCGGCAGCGAGGAGTTTGCCTCATTGGCCCCTACGGACATGTAGGCGCGGCCGAAGATGCGGCGCGCCCGGTTGAACATCTTGACGTGGGCGTCGAGGTTGGAGGCGTCCCAGATCGCGCGGAGCTGCGGGTCCGCGGTCTCCTCGCCAGGAAGGATCAGGGCGCGGACGTTCTGTCGGTCCACGCCCGTGTCGACCACAACGCGGGGCCAGCCGGCGATGACCAGGAAGCGGCGCATCGACGGAGGGATCGCCATGCCGAGCTGTTCCACGCGCTGCTGGCCCTGGTAGTACCGGAGCAGCCGCTCGTCGTTCCATGCATTCGCGTCAAGGTCGCGCTTCATGCGCTCGATCAGGTCGATCTCGGAGGGTGTGAGTGCCACCAGCCCTCCTTCGGTCAGCGCGGCAGTCGGAAGTACGTCGGGCCGGCGTTGACCTCCCAGCCAGCGGCTCGGGCGTCTGCTGCAGCCTCATGGGCGAGAACGGTCGCCATCGCGGCGTCGATCTTCTGGGTCTGGCTCGGTTTGCCGAGGATGTAGCGGTCCCCAGCCTTGGCGACCTTGCGGGCGTTCGCTAGGTGGAGCGCGGTCAGTGGGCAGCCGTCGTGCTTGATGCGGCCGGTCGCCAGGTCGGTAACGAAGCGGTCGAGCGCGTCGTGCATGGCCTTGGTCCGGTAGGTGGCCCACTCGATGACCCGGTCCTCGCCGTGCTCGAGCGACCAGCGATCCACGTCGGTCTCCCAACGCGGGGGGTCGGCGTAGAGGCGAGCCACCTCGAAGCGGTCGAAGATCTCACCGAGGGCTACGTCGACCTGCTCGCGGGGCACTCGGCCGCCCCACTCTGCGGGGTTCCAGATCGTCGGGCGACGGTCGGGGCCGTAGCGCGGGGTGAACTGGAAGCCCTCGCGGGTCTCGGCCCGTAGCGCCGTCCAGTCGTCCACGTCGGAGCCGTCGAAACCGAGGCAGATTGCCGCGCCTCGCTCGGGCTCAGGAAGCCAGTCCATGCGCCGACTCCCAGAGGTCGGCCGGCAGCCAGGCGCCCGCCTTGGCAACCACGCGGTTTCCGAAGAAGCGCTCGGCCTGCGCGGGGTCGTGGGCGATGAGCTCGACCACCTCGGCCTCGATGCTGTCGAGGTTGACGTGATCGGAGCCAGCGTAGACGTACTCGAGAATCTTGCGCCGCTCGCGCTTGTCCTTGAACGAGAGCTTGGCTGGCGGGATGCGCCAGAACTTGAACACATCACCCGACTGGCTCTCAAAGGTGGTCTGGGCGACCGACTGCTCCGAGGGGTCCCAGGCGTTCGTGTACTCCATCGTCCGGCCACCCATGCCCGCTGCGCCGCGCCGCTGGGTCTCGGCGACGTTCCGCATCTTGTTCGACGTGGTGTAGATCCCCGACTCGTCCTGCAAAGCGAACGAGATCGGGTTACCGAGCCGGGACAGCGCCGAGGAGGTGACCGCGTCGATTCGGTCCATGTCCGGGTTGTCACTGTCGCCGATGATGCGGATGAAGTTCTCGCGGACCTTCATCAAGCCCTTGAGTGGGCCGAGGTGGATCATCGCCACCAGCGGCCGGTAGACGTTGTCGACCTGTTCCTGGCTCGTGGCCGTGAGCTGGATCAGCGGCGAGGGGTGGCGGGTGCCCATGGGCTCGCCCGGCTCGTACTCCCAGTACCAGCCGCACGAACAGCCGTGGTCGGCGCACTCGTAGACGTCGCCCGCGTTGGCCCACCCGCCGAACTGTGACGGGCCGACCGCCTCAACGGCAGTGGTGGCCGCGGCATCCGGCCCCTTGCCGAGCTTCTGCGGCCCGACCACCTGGGAGCGGCGGTAGACGAAGGCTTGATTCAGGGGCGGTTGCTCGGGGTCGTAGGTCGCGTCCTCGCGCACCCGGTAGTGGTTCGCCTTGACCCAGAACTGCCAGTCGTAGCAGCGGAACGCCTTGCCGCGGGAGTACCCGTCTGGCACCCGGCAGTGCTGCTCGATCCAGCCGTCCTGCAGGTCTGCGAGCGTCGGGAAGTCGACGACGCCGACCGAGTCACTGTGCATCGACGGCGCGGAGGCGGCGTTGCGGCTTGGGTCGCTCGGCAGGCTTCTCGCGCTTGGGGGCGACCTCGTCCTGCGCGATCGCCCAGCCGTTCTCGCGAAGACCCGCAGGCGTCAGGCCGATCTGATCGGCGAAACGATGAAGCCCCGACTTGTCGGCAGCCGTCGCGTCCTGCCCTTCGCAGATCGCAGCCACGCGGACCCACATGCCGACCGAGTGCCAGCGCCAAGGCTCTTGCGACCAGGCGCACGCTTGCGGCGTGGACCATGCCCACTCCCACAACTCGGCCTCGCGGTCGGTCTGGCCGTTCAGCGGCCACGCCGGCACCGATCCCGAGTAGCCCTCGGACGGGAGCGCGGTCAGCTTGTAGCCGCGCCGCTCGCTGCGCTCCGAGGTCGGATCAGGCTGTGGGCCGCTCCGGTTCCGCGCGCCGCCGCGGCTCATCTCGTCTCCACGTCGGCCTCGAGTCGCATCATGCGGACCTGCGTCAGTGGGTGCGGGTCGGAGGCCAGGATGTCGACGTCGCCCGTCACTGACATACCGTGACCGGCGGCCGATTCGTCGAGCACCTGCATGAGGCGCTGCGCGGCCATCCGCTCAGACTCGGGTGGGGCGAACTCGCCCTCTGCGTACATGCGCTTGGTCATCGTCACTCCTCGACGGCATCGCGCCGCGTCGGTCGCCGGCACAGCATCGCGCTATGCGGCTGGTGGTATGTCGCCGGAGGTCTGAACCCTCCGCACGTCGGAAACGCCTCTCCCGCGGTTCTCCTCGAAGGCGGTTTCGGGGTGCCCCCCTGCCCCCTATGCGCCCCGTGAGATACGGCCCGCGGTAGCCCTGTTGCACGTCCAGCACTCGGGTCCGCGGTACTTGCTGCGGTCGTGGTCGTCGTGCCCGAGATCCCACGGTGCGCCTATAGCGATGTGCTCTCGACAGCGCCAGCACTTGACCTTGCCGGTCGCTACTAGCGGCGCCCATCGCTTGCGTTCGGCGTCGTGCTCTGCCCCGTAGCCACGCTCCTGCCGCGTGCCGCGTGCCCTGTCTCGCTCACGGGTATGCCGATCGCATCGGCTCTTGTCGGTGAGGACGGGGCAGCCAGGCTCGAGGCAGACCCGCTTGCTCACGCCGCAACCACCCCCGGCCTCGCCACACACACCCGCTCGTGATCGGCGGTCAGACTCGGAACCGGCTCGGCCTGCCCGCACCAGCGACACCGCCAGGGGTCAGCGCGCATCGTTCCAAGCATCCAGCA